ATATTCCCAACAGGATCAAAAGAAACGCTATCAATTTTTTCATGATATACCTCTATGCTGAAATTACCGTGAATGTTTCGGTGAAATCCACATTGATGCTTTTTCCGATGACAATGAATTTATCACCGCTGGCGACCAGCCCCAGAAGATCTTTGTTGAGATAGGTGTCCGTAACTTCAAGTTCGATTACGTCGCCCCTCTCCAAATCGACCATCGAGTGACTTGTCTCGAATGTGATCATCAATTTTTGATTGGCAAACCTGGAAGTCAGCCAGTCTGTGATATTCGTGGCATGGGTGCTGTCCGATACATGGATGAGCCGTTCTTCGTGATTGATCGTTCCGTACTTGGTAACCGAGGTGGCATCCGAATCGTTCACGATTGCCCGGAAAGCATCGTCCCCGGAATAGTGAGCATGGTACAGGAGATAAAGCCCCTTGACGGTGTTGAAAACCTCCCTCCTGATCGTGTATTCCAGGGAGATCGAATTCGCTATGATCTTGGCGGCCGGAACGGTTCTCACTGAAGCCGGAGTATCCTCGATATATTTCAGGTGATGGATTCCCGCCTCCCAGATCTCGAACGACCGGCTTTCCCTGGAGGCCTCCGCCAGCAGGTTCCTTACGTCGGGAGGTTCGGTCAGGCAAACCGCCAACTTGAAACTCACCCCGGCATAACTGGTCCCCGAATCGGTATAGGTTCCGGCAAGGTCGAGTTCCGCAGCCGCGCGACCGAGCATACCCACCAACCAGTGATGAAAAACATGGTCGGGTCTTTCGATCAATGCGCTCGGGGTCCCGGTGTAGGTCCCCGACCCGTCATCCTGGTAGCCGTCCACGTCCGCGCTCACCAGGCCGCCTATGACGGTATCGGCAACCGAGTTGCCGCTGAGAGTAACGGTTCCTTCCTTTACTGCCGGTCCGCCCGTAAGCGAATCGGAACCGGTCTTGTAAGCATTGCCGGTTTTTGTAAGGTCGGGAGTGAATTCGACTTCGACCCATGCCTCCTGAATATAAACAACGTCCGAAGGCTCCTGCAGATCATAGTTCGTGCTCCAGGAAACATCTCCGGTTGGAACCCGGTATTCGTGCCTCGCATCATCGGGACCCGTGACCGTGGCGACCGCCGTGGCCCCGTTGTTTCTTTTTATATTGATTGTGATTCCGGTGCCGAGCGTGGCATAAAAACAGAACCATTTTTTTGTGATGGTTCCGTAATCCGTGGTCGGGATGGTCAGCCTCAAGTACTGCAATCCTCCGGCCGGGGTGATCGTTGCGTATGTATCGATATCCTCGTCATAGGCGTTTGCAGGATTGGTGACACCGGCTGAACTGTGAGCGGTTGGAATCAAATTCTTGAACCCCGAACCGGTGGCCGCCGTCACGGTGATATTGTCGCTCACGGTTATTCCGTCCGTGATGGCGTCCGCACCCGTGACATCGATGGTATCGTTTGCATCGACGTTGATCTGTTTTGTGAGGATGGGAAGAGTATTGAAGGCAATGACCGCCTTCGCTCCATAGGTTGCATGCTGACTGGCCGCCTGTCCGGTATAGACCGTATAATTGGCCGCCGGTTGCAGAACATTATCCACATATACCGCATTGATCGCCTTGACCGCATGGCCTATGATGTAAAAATAAGTCGTCTGGATCTCCGCGACCTTGGCCCCCAGGTCATGGGCAACATCCGATGTACCGCCCTGCGCCCTTGCCGAAATGTTGATCGTGTCCCCGTCGATTACAGTATAAAGCACTTTCTCGGCATCGATCTGAGCGGTAAGACCTCCACCCGGGAAGCCGGTCGTATCGGTTACATTCACATTGCCCGTATAGGCCGCAGCCAAATCCTGAGCGAGTGTCGTGATCTGTCCCGCATCCACCGCACGGAACGGCACCCGGTAGCATGAACCCCATACCTGGGGCAGCATCTTGCCCACATCATCGGGGTCGGCTCCGGCATAGTCGGTCGTGTTGACGATGGTATAGGGCCACTTGGAAGCCAGCCCGAGAATCTTTCCAGATACCCTCACGCTGACCGATTCAGGTGACATGCCTTCTATGTTTTCTATCTCTCCGGTGATTATGCCGACCTCGTCACCCGACGCCATGGCTCCCTCATGAACAAACTGAAACGTCGCGGCCACGAAAGACCAGGTGAAGGCGGCGAGGAAATCAGTGAACCTGTTATATCCGCCTACGGGGATATGATTCGCAATCCTGAAAATCATGCTGTTTATTCCGACCGTATGGGATTTGTGATCGATATCACCGTACTGTATATTCGAGATTGACAGGATCAGCGGATCGTAAACATTCGAGTTGAACGTGTTCCTCGGAAAAAAGCTCCTTGTGGAGAAGTAAAGCGTTCTGCTGGACGGGGCCGTGAACGCGAGTGACAGTATCCCGATGGGAGCCTGGCTCATCCCGTCTATTACGGTGGCTGCATTCGAGGATAGCGTTTTCATCAAATCTCCTGCATGGTGAGATCGAAAAGGGTTTCATTGTTGTTGTAGAAATTCCAGGATGGAGGAACCGGAAAATACATGAAATAATAATCACCGTCCTTATTCTTCACGATGAACGGTTTCGAGTATCCGTCCCCCTGAATGAAAATTTCTTTCATGGCGAGCAGTTCGGCGCCGTCTATCGAGACGTTATAATCGACCTGGAGTTTCTGGTCTCCTTTCTTGACCGAGAAGGCCCCGCCGCCGATATTCTGGAACCAATTCGCGTTCGATATCTCGGTATGGACCGGGTTGGGTTTCGCCAGGACATCGAATGAATATCCTCTCCCCATCCACACCTCGCTTGCGGTCGGGTTCACGATATTCATGACCCTCAGCCTCCATGTTTTTGCCATGATCGGAACCGCGAGCGTTCTTACGACGGGGTCCGATCCTGAAACTACTACGGCCCATGCCTCGATCCATCCGGCCCCTGTGTCGTACTCCCAATATATCTGCTTGCCGTGAAAGTTGTGTCCGGTTACGTAAAGCAGCTCGACCGCATAGGAAGCCCCCGAGGTCAGACCGATTCCGAAATCGTCACCGATCATCCCGAACACATCTCCGTCATACCCGAAATCATCACCGAGCATGGAAGCGTCCACCTCGATGGTATAGTCGGTGGCTCCGGCAGTCACCTTCCAGTACAGATCCGGAGATCGGTCGTACAGCCTGCTTTCGGGATAACCCGTGTCCGCCGTGCCTGTTACGGTCGTTACGCCCTCGGCGAGAATATTGGTCGGAAAAATCACCACTGCCGACATTGTTACATTCCCCTCTTTTCAAGTTTTTCGAGTTCCTTCCGAACCCGCAAAACGTCCTGGGCCGTTTCACCCGATGATTGGAGATTGACCGTGATGCTGTTGCTCGACGGCTTGACATCGGCCATCGTCCATTTGCGGCCAGCCGCATCGGTGATCTCAAGTTTATCGGGCTGCTGATTCACATCCGAAGTCGAACCCGCCCCCTCCATGAAACCCTTCGATTCTCCAGTTGCCGGATCGGTTATTCTTCCCCATCCCGGAGTTTCCCCTATTTTTCCCCTGATAACACCCGTGCCGCTCAATCCCCCTCCGAAACCCGGACCTTCGATGGAAACACCCTCCGATACCGATTTCTTCACCTCTTCCCATTGTTGGCCCAATGTTTTCCCCGCAAACAATTTTTTCTGGATATCATCCAGTTTCGCATATGCTTCTTCGATGACAACGGGGATATCCGTTTTCCATCGTTCGATCAAGGACTTGAACTCATCGAACCATTTTTTGGAATGTTCCAATAATGATTTCGCGGTATCGATCATATAGGTTGCCCACTTCGCGGCGGTCTTTTCCATCTCGCCTGATTCCATCCAGTAGACAAGCTGGTCGTTCAGGGCCTGAACGGCCGGAAGTGCTTCCTCGGCTATCTTGGCCTTTATCGCAGCCGTGAACGCCCCGAATTTTTCTTTGATATCATCTATGACATTGGCAAGCCCGGTGACCTTTCCGCTGTCGGTTTCCCTTATGGCCTTCGCCTGGCCCGAAATTTGAGTTTCGATCTCTTTCAATATTTGATTGAAATCACCCGACTTCGCGGTAGCCTCATCGATCGTGATTCCGTATCGCCTCAATTCTCCTGTCATTCCCATTGCGGCCTTGCCCAGAATGTTCGCGCTGTTGGATAGATCGCTTCCTGTCAATGCCGAAAGGTCCACCATGGCCTGCATCGTCCTTGGCATGACATCGTCATTGATCTGTTTGTAGGTCATGAGGAACTTGGTCCCGGCAAGGATGGCTTCATCACCGAAAGTGCTGGCACTCTGAAGGCCGCTCGCAAGTTTCTTGATGTTGTCGAACCGGACCTCGTCGAACCGGTCCATCGATTTCATGACAGCCGTCAGCCCTGCCTCAGCCTGTTCCTGGGTTTTGGACAATGCCTCGAATCCGCTGATCAAACGGCTCAGGCTCCTGATAGCCACCCCGGACCCGAGACCTATGAGCAGCGATTTGAAGCTGAACAAAGAACTGGCCGCGGCCTTTATCCCTGAACCGAGACCCTTGAACGCCCCCCCCAGTTTGCTTTTCACTTGACTCGACAGGGAATTGACCGACTTGGATGATTTGCTCACGAAATCCTGAATGGTTTTCGTGCCCTTATCATCAATAATGAATTCCCATTTTATGGTTTCATCGGCCATGCTTCTTGGCTCCCAGTCTGGCCGCCGTCGCCTTGCGCTTGATTTCCTCCGTCCGGTGCTGATGAACGGTATTGCTATACACGACCAGTTTTTCCAGTATTTCGGGTTGTCGGAATTTCGGGATGTCGAATATTCGGAATCCCAGATCTATCGCGTCGATATTGAGACCGCTTTGGTTCAGGAGTGAACCGGACAAGCTGTCAATGAAACCCATGACTTCAATGTTGCCCGGCATGAGAGGAATGGAGTATTTGCATTTTTCACAGTTGATATCTTCCGGTTCGATTATTTGCATTTTCAGCCTGCTCGCACATATCGTGTCGCAAGGGTCGCCCCCGGCCATCAGGATACCGTTGAGATGGTCCCGGAGGTTTTTTTTTCATCATCCAGGCGGCTCCTGTTGATGGCCTCGACATCGGTAACCGTTTGAACAATAAAAGCATCGAACCCGCTGGCCTGATCCATGATGTAAAGAAGCCCCTCCTTAGAGAAGGGAATCGTTTCGGGAATTTCCACGTCATCCCGGATCATGACGAATTTCCTCACGTTATGGCGACCCAGGCCCCGCCAGTCGTGAATGATCTTTGCGAATTCATCCCTCAGGAGGGTTTCGTCGAGTTCCTGCACCTGCTGATGTCTACGCCACAAAGTTCTTGTGCATTTCGTTTGGATCTCGGCGAACCGTCGGCGGCCTATGAACTCCACTTGAAGCTCCAGCCCGTCCCTGAATTCCACCCATCCGAGAACCTTTCCCGGTTCGCTTTCAATCAGGTTTTCTAACATAATGCTCCTTCACCGTCCCGATAACTTCAACCGGGACATTTATGATTTTCAGGATTGCATAAGCAGGATCATTCAACGAACTGCATTTCCAACTTACGGATATAACACCCTCCACCAGTTCCCCGCTATCGGCATTGACAATTCGCGTAGTCGTTCCGTATCCCTCGCTGATGATCTTTATTTTCATGAAACATCTCCTTTACTGTTCTACGTAGAACGGTTTTCAAAGGGTTTATCTGTCATTATTAACAGGGGTTGCAGTGGTTGATTGAAAGTCAATACGGACAGCCAGATTTTACCGGTTAATAATAATCTCATTCTTTCCAACCAAGATAATTGCCAGCACGATATCACTTCACCGTTTTCCAACTTTAATGCCGGTAAATCTCTATACTCCGGCTGGTCCTTTGCAAAGATGACATTGCATTCCGGAAAATTGCAAATTTCCATAAATCCTCCTTTAAGCGTTTGCGGTGAAGCTCGGCCTGCTGTGGACCGTGAATGAGATGCTTTCCTTGACGAATTCGTTTACAGGGATGCTCACGGCATGCGAATTGAAGATTGCCCATATACCGAACCGGTCCCCTGTACGGTCATCATCCGGGTCATAGGGCAGCAACTCGATGTACCAGTATTGCATGGTGCCGTCCGTTTCATCCTCGAGGTCATCGTACCAGTTTTCATCCGCCATGAAACCCTCGATAGTCCCGCTTGCCGATGCCAGCCCGACTCCGTACTCCTTCCACTTATCTTGAAAGGCCGTGAGGTCATGTGTTTCTATTGCGATATCGAGACTGAAACTGTGAATGTATCCCGTCTTGACCAGGTTGGCGGCCAGAACGTACGCCCCGGTTCCCGTGCAGGTCGTAACACCCGGATCGGCAGTGTAATGAGCTATTCCGTTGGCGTAATCGATGGTTGCCGGAGTGACGGTTTCAGTGGGCGTGAAAACAAGATCCGAGCAATTCGGATTCAATACTCGCTTGGTGGAAGATGTTATCGTGGCGGTATAAGCGGTCCCCGCTCCAGCAACGGTGCAGGCCTCCGCCGCGAGATCCGTCGCGGTGCCGTTCCATTTGTAAATCTGGCCTAAACGGCCATGAGTTTCGGCCATGTGTCACCTCCTTAGTTGTATGATGGCGCACCTGATCCGGTGAATGTGATTGTGAAACTCGCCACACCGCTGACCGACAGATTGATGCTCAGTCCGGTGAAGAATATCGTGCCTGAATAATAATTGGAAGCGTTCACATAAAACCTCATCGTGGCAAGCGTGGCCGTCGGTGCAGCCGTAACGATCAGGTCCTGGATGGCCTTCTGCCCGTTCGTGTCGGTATAATCGTAAGATCCGCTGAATGATCCCGTCCACTCTCCCAGGCCGGCTATGAACGTTTTCCAATCATCTCCGAAAGTCGTCGTCTCGTCGGCGGCCACCCCGAAATCAATCGACCATTCGGTGACATGGTAGACCGCATTGGTTGCAACCTTCACCGCCCCTTCTTTTCCGTGCTGCTCGGCCATTTAAAAGCCCTCCGTG